AACTGCGTGGCCGCAAATTCAGGGCGACCTGCAACACCAGCGGCAGCACCTTGCGCCATCTGGCCAGCTTCACCAACCTTATCTGTTCCGGCAGTCAGGTCTCGAATGCCGCCAAAATACTGCTCTGTGTCCGGGGTAAACCCGGCGATGGTTTCACCCTGATACTGGGGGACACCCTTTGAACGCTGCTGAAACTGCTGCTTGCCCTGCTCAAGTGCAAACTGCACATAAGGCTTGAGCATCGGATCGAGTTGCTGCGTCGTTGTGGAAGATCCACCGCCTTTACCGCCGCCCATATTATATTTCCTTCTCGAAGATCACGAGGTTTGCTTTCCAGCCCTTTGGCTTCAGGATTTTTTCCCAACCCCGCCTGCCAATAAGCTCCAAATTGTTAATGCCAAGATCACGAGCGTATTGCTCCATGATCTCGAATAGTTGATCTGCCCACTCATCCAGACGCTCACCGCCAAGATGTTCGCCTGTAAGGGCTGCCCCGGCAGGATATGACTTGATCCGGATTGTAAAAGCGCCGACCAAATTCACGGATGGGCCTTCAAACACAACCCAGAGGCTCTGGTTCCCCTTCATCAGGTCGTCGTACACGTCTTCCGGTTCAACCTTGTGACAGGAATACTCGAAGGCCTTGGAAAGGAGGGGCAGTGCCAAGCCCCAATAGTCATCCACCATGTCCGGTGGGACGGCGCTAATCTTAATCAAGCAGGCAGAACCTTATTAAGGTTGATGTTACCGTTGTCCTTGAGCCGATCACCAGCTTCAGACTTGACGCGGGAAACCATGCCGTCAAGAACATCCGCGCCTGCTTCGCTAGAGCCATCGCCCAGCGCAGATACAACCCGAGCAGGGATGACATACTCGTTGTTTGATAGAAGAACTTTGTTGCGGTTGTCAATTGTGCCTGCAATCAGGTCATCGACACCACCTCCCGGTCCACGGATCATGCCGCCCTTGTCCATCGCGTATGCCATCTGCGGGGTTTCACCCGGAGGGATAGGAGGCATCGCATAAAGACCAGCAATACCGCCAGTCATACCACCATCAGCATAGCGCGGATAATTGGCAAGACCCGGCAGAATCGGAGCGCGACCAATAGGCATCCCAGTCATGGATGTCTGCATGGGCATAGCGCCGCCAGTCTGACCGCCGCCGCCGAGAAGGCTCTTGATGCCGCCCATTAGAAGCGACGAAAGCATACCTGATACAAGTGGGATCATGTTACAATCTTAAGTGTGCCGCCATCCGACCATACATCTCCTGATTTCAGGCCTGTGGTGGATGTTGGGATGTTGACGATATTGAGGCCGGACTTAGCCTTGCTGTTGACTCCAACTGCTGGGCCGCATGTAATCGGGCCGATGCTTTGAAACTGGGTGAAGATCGTCTCAAGCTGCCGGATGAGCAGGTTCATATGCTGCTGAGAGTATTCTGGTGGCGGAAGCGGTAATGCGCCTCTCGCAACGCCGGGTGTAGCTGTCATCTGCGACCATCCAATCTGATGTCAAATCGGGGTGTGCCAAGACGCCAAGCCACACCGACCTCGTCGCTGGACACCCTCAGTATAACAGACCTACCCCTGATTCTGGTAAACAACTGTTCTGTAAAGCCGTTCACCGAATAGTTATAGGTGACCGCGTTGCTGTCTGACGCGCCCTTGGCTGCCCCCGGGTACATCTGCGGTTTGATGGCAAAATCCACCGATCTGGCGGGGTTGAAATTGCCAGTGTTTCGGAAAGAGATGTCGGGAATGATACGAGACACAAAAGCAATCTTGTCGCCGTCTTCGATCTCAACTGGGCTGGACTCGATGTAGGCCACAATCGGGCTGGGCGGGTTCGTTGAGCCGTCGTCTGTGCCGACTTCGTGGTTGTAGGCGTAGTTGTCCGACGAGGTAGAAAGGGGGTTGGCCCCAAAGCCACGGTCAATCCACGTCGTGCGGGCCATCTCGCCGTAGTACCACGCCTTCTCAGCGTAGTTGTAGGTGACGTAGCGATTATTTTCATTCGAGTTCGCAGATGGGTAGAACCAAGTGATCTCGTTGTTCTCGCTGTTGATGCCAGCATACACCTTGTAGCGTTGCTCGAAGTTCAGGTCGAGGAACACCTTTTCGCGGACGGTGCAGGGCATACGGTTCACGGAGCCGTCGTAGTAATAGAAGTTGTCGCTGCCCATCCAGAATGATGTATTCACGGCAGTGGCCACCGAATTTGGGCCGATAATGTCCGTGCCGCTGGAGATCAGAGAGGCCGTGAAGATGTATGTACCGCCCTGATACTGGAGCGAATAAAGAGCGGTGTCTGTCCAGACAAGAACTTCCTGCCGCGTCTGTTCGGCAGTCACGATGAATGAGCCGTTCGAGATGCGAAGAGACCCCGCATTCTCGGCGGTATCAGCCTCATCCCAATTCAAATAGCTCTGGTCTGTTGACCAGCGGATCAGCATCTTGTCTTGTGCGCCGCCCCCAAAAGGATCAGCGCCAAAGGCAAGCGTGTGCTGACCGATGTCGGACACAAGCACCTTCGATGCAATCGTTGGGCAGTCAGTTGCACCGCCAATATCTACGATGTTTTCTGCCCTCTGAGTGGGGGTGTTTTCTGACCAAAGATAAATCCCGCCATCTCGCGGGTTCATCAAAAGATCTTCACCAAAGTTGTCGAGAGACCATAGACGAAGCTGAAGCTGAAATGTTGAATCAACAGCGGCAACACCCCATCCAGTTGAAACCCCGCCATTTGCCGTCGAGATGTATGTCAACATCGTTGCGGCTTCGCTGCTTGTCGCGGTGGACGAGGCTGTCTTCTGAGTGGTCACAGTGATGGTATTCGTTGCCACCGACACAACTGTAAAAGCACGGTTGATGAATTTAACATCAATGCCGCCGATAGCGGTTGTCAGGCCAGATAGAACCACGGAGTCCCCAGTAAGAAGTCCGTGAGTGTTGTATGTGATTACAATGTTGGCACTTCCGTTTGTGGAGGCGATATTGCCAGACGTTACTGTCAAAGACGACGCAGCAGAGTTCGCGCCGCCGAAAGGCCCGGCACCCCAGCCCGTGCCAACGACGAGGGAGTCAAGACCAATGTTGATTTGATATGCGGCTACGACGCTTGCGCCGCCACCAGTCCCGCCGGGGTTGGCTGCGGTGTCCACAACAATCTCGTAATTGTTGTTGTCGATGATGTTCGTTACTTCGTGTTCTCTGTTGAACTCATCAATTGGAACCCCGCCGATGGTGCTTGGAGAACCCGTTCCTGTTGCCCCAGAAAATGTAACGTAGTCACCCCGAATACATCCATGAGCAGTGTCAGTTACCTTGACTGTTCTGGAACCGTTTGTTGTTGTAAACGGGTTGCTGTTAATAGTGGCAGGCGGGTCCACACGAAGGGGTGTCACATCCTGATAACCCGGAAGCGAACCGCCGTTCACATACACCTTTTCGTTCGTCGCGATGGCCGTGTAGATCGTGCCGTTCAATGAGGACCAGCGGAGAATGTCGCGGGCCGTCCCGAGGAACTGCGTGTTCAGGAATTTTTGCCAGCCGCCAATCTTCTCCGGCAGCCCGTTACGGAAACGGATCTTATCGGAGTCAAACCAACCACCTGTGTTGGTGTAGTCGGTGAGATCCCGGTTGATGCCGGGATTGAATTTCAGTTTGGACAGCGGCATTTATTCGCCTTACGAAAGCTGTTTCAGCTTGTAAATGGTCTTCAGATAGATGGCGGTGATCTCATCGACGATATTTTCAAGCGCCGGGATCTCGCTCGCAATGTGTTCGCGATGTTCGTTGATCCAATTTGCCTCATCAGATAGGTGCTTGAGGATGTCCTTGACAGGCTTGGTGGCAGGAATATCAAATTCGTCAATCACCTTTCCGGCAGCGCCCATGTAGGCCTCAACCAGCTTGTCAATTCCATCAATGATGTCATCGTAAAATGCGCCAAGAGCTTCATGCTGTGCAAAGCTCTTTGTCCGCCAGTGGGCCAAGTGAGTTGCGTTGCGTGAACAAAAGGTTCGGTGGATAAGTTCGTTAATCATGTTGCATATGACCCAGTACAATACTCAATTGCCACTTTCTCATGGAAGGAGCGACTTCAATTCTTCTAAGGATGTTGCGGAGTCCATGCTCCTCTGCATGGCATCATACTTATCCCGAACAACTTGCCGTGCAGCTTCAGCAGAAGCAGCCTCAGATGGGATAGTTGCCTTGATGTCAAGCGGCGCAAACTCCTCAGAGCGAGCCGCGCGACGCTTTTCATGGGCAATCTGCCTTGCTTTGTCCATGTTAATCACAATCATGCCACATACTCCCAAGCATCCCTAAATGTCCTGTCCGAAGGAATGTCAGAAGCATCAACAATCTTGTATGGCTTTCCAGCCGGAATGTCCTTAGCAGCAATCTGCTCAATGGTCAGGCCGCATTCATCGGCTGGCACGATAATCGAAACCCCGCCATTTGGGTTGGGATAGATAATTCGCTTTAAGTTCATCTTTGTTCCCTCAGACAGTTAAGCAAAAACAGCGACAAGAATGTAGGCATTGTCGAGTGTGCCTGTAAATTCCGCATACTTGTTGAGTACGGTGACGGCACTAGTTGTAGGCAAGTTGTCGCGCGACACACACACCGTAGAATTTGCACCGTCATCTGAAGCGAAAAGTGCATTGGTTCCGTGAACGGAATAATTAGCGTTAGGCATGGCTGTGGTAAAGTTGACCGTGTAATTCCCTGATCCGTTGTCTGTGAGGCTAGATACGTTTCCGCTCGCACGAATGGCAATAGTTCCAGTTCCGTTGAAGTTCACCCACGCGCGGGCTGAGTAGGATGGTGCTGATCCAGATGCGGTAGAAAGAGCGGCTGGGGCTGGGGCGTCAGACCAAGACGGGGCTGCTGATGCACCACCAGATGTAAGAACCTGACCAGAAGTTCCGTATGTTGCCCCACCAATACCAAGCTGACCAGCGTTACCAATGCGGAATCGTTCTGTTGGAGCCGCAGCGCCATCAGCCGTGGTGGAGAATGTAAGGCGACCCGGCATGTCATTCGTTCCGGGGGTTCCGTCTACAGTAGCTGTGATGTTGGCTAACTCAATGTTAGCGGCACCATCGTAACCAAAGAAATTTGCAGACCCAACCGCATCCCCAGATGCAACGATTGTAGGGACGGCAAGTGTCCCGTTTGACCGAACAAAAAGTTGTCGATTGGTGATTGCAGCACTACCCAACCAAAGCCTGTTCTGAGATGCAGTGCCAACCACTTGCAATTGAACCGAGGGGTTTGTAAGGCCAACACCAACATTGCCATCGGCTGTAACCACAAACGGTGTAGCGTCTGGATTTGTGCTGTCCTCAACGAGAATAGCATTTCCAGTACCAAGCTGTGTTACACGAAGGGCGGCGTTGGTGTTATCTGTAACACTGATAACTTGGCTTCCGCTTACATTAACAACACCAGTGCCTTTTGGAACCAAGTTTAGGTTGATATTTGAATCTGACCCAGTTGCGGAAATACTTGGGCCTGCGCCTGCTGCGGCGTTTGCAACGGTAATCTCATTGACGGCAGAAGTCACCGTGTCGAGAACAACAATCTCATTGCCGTTCGCGTCGGCGATAAAACCGCCATCCGCAAACTTCGGGGCAGTCAGGGTCTTGTTTGTGATCGTCTGTGTGCCTGTTGTCGTAACAATTGGCACCCCGCCAATAGTAGAATCGGCAGCAAGATCTTCGATAGCATTGTAGAATGTACCGCTACCAGTCGCGTCACAGAACACAAGAGCCGACGAATTGGCTGGGATAGAGACGCCACTGCCGGAAGCAGTCTTGATTGTGTGGGCGTAAACAGTGTCTGTGTTGCGAACAATGTACACCTTGTCCACGTCGGGGGCGATGATGTTGCGAGATGCTGTATCTGGGTTGATAATCAACACCATGTTGCGGGCTTGGTCTTCTGCGCCGTTTGCGGCTTCAAGGGTGTAATTTGCGCCACCCAGCGTGATTTCCTGAACCCCGCTGATAGCTTGCTCGATTAGGGTTCCGAGGTTGGTGTTGGTCGTGTTGTTCCACGCACCGGACTGTTCACCAGCGCCGATGAGTTCAATGCGAAGATTTGGGGAGAATGTAGAAGCCATTTGCGTTCCTACGCTGCTATGTCAGTCCAGTTGGGGGACTGCGTGTCTATAACTGGTGTCCATCCCGGAGACTGGGTGTCTGCAACGGGCGTCCAGTTCGGGGTTTGAGAATCGTTGACTGCCGTCCAACTCGGGGTCTGTGCGTCAGAAATCCCGGTCCAATTGGCGTTCTGGTCTGTGTTAATTATACCCCATACCAGCACGTTTCCGATAAAGCCGGAGGCAACCACGCCAGTTACGGATATAGAGGCCTTGGCAATGACGGTGACGGAGCCAACAGCCCCGTCTGCCGACAGGCCGCTGACATAAATCGTCTGGCCAATCCTGACGACAACATCACCGATCTCGCCTGTGCCTTCTACCCCAGTGGGATATACATTGCCAATGCCTGTGACGGTGACCGTACCCAGCGTTGAAACGAGCGGGGTTCCAACCGGGTAAACATTCCCCTTGGCATTGACCGTTACGTCGCCAACTGCGCTAGTTGCGGACACACCAGTAAGTTGCACAGAGGCTTTGGCAACAACCGTTACCGACCCCGTTGCGCCGGAGGCGGATACCCCGGTGAGCGACACATCAGCATCGGCAGCAACAGTTACAGACCCAACAGATCCGGCGGCAGAAACCCCGGTAAGGAATACGGTGACAGCCTGCTTGACAGATACATCACCAATCTGTCCGGTGCCTTCAACCCCTGTAACGGCAATGTTGCCATCCGTGGCAACGGCGACAGTGCCTTCAGAGGCAGTAGCAGATACACCAGTGACGAATACATTAGCCGCTGCGCTGGCTGTCGGGGTTCCAAGTTGGCCTGTGGCAAAGACGCCAACGGCATAGATAAAGGCATCAGCCTCAACCGCAACCGTGCCTACGGCCCCGGTGGCCGAGACCCCGGTGACGTTGACATTAACATTCGCAGACGACTGAAAAGCTGTTGTCTGAAATGCGCTGGATTGAAAGGCAGAGGCCATAGCCAACCCCGATTAGGTCGGCGCTACAGGCCAGACCGGGTTAAATGGATTAGTGGTTTTTTGCATTATCCGCTTCCAGTGCCGCGATGCGGGCTTCGAGGCGCTGCACCTTGTCAAGGAGAAGAACCGACAAGCGGGCATAGTCCACATCTTCCGGCTCTGGGGTTGCAAGTGGCGTCTCAACACGTTGGCCGTTCTCGTCGGTTGTGACCTCGACCGTCCGATACCGAACAAGCCGTTTCTCAACCTTATCAACTTCTTCGGCAATTAGACCAATGTGTGACCACTCGGCCTTATCGTCACCTTCCGCATTCTTGGTGCGATACCAGACAGGGCGAAGGTTTGCGATTGCGTTATCGGCGAGCGCAGGGTCAAGTGTTTCGACATCCTTTTTGTACTTGATGGATGACGATGTGCGGCGGATCAAACCAGCGGAGGTTACGACTACGGTGGAGCCTGATGCGGTATTATCATATGTAGGCTGAGATGTTAGCGTCCCGGTACTGGTAATTCGAAGACGCTCTACTTGGTTTGACGATCCAGATGGAGTTGTCCCAAAAAACATATACGATGAAATGTTCGTATCGGAAGTGTATGTGTCGACAAACGCCTGAATAGTCGCAAGATTTCTGACGTTGGTTCCACCGTAACCTTGAAAGAAATAATTCCCTAAAGAATCACCTGTAGCCACGGCGGTTGGAGAGGCAACTGTACCTCTAGTTTTTCTCACCGCGTTTGATGCGCCGCTTGCGTCACCGGAACTTCTCTGTGCAATTAAATTTGCTGCACCGTCTGATTGCACAGAAACAGTCGCTGAAGTTGCGTCAAAAACATTAAGTTTTGCAGATGGCGAACTCGTTCCAATACCGAGTTGTCCGCTGCTATCAATACGCATAGACTCAACACCGCCTTCAGTAAAGGCAATCGTGTCGGCAGCAGGGAAAAACATGCCTGTATTGGTATCACCAGTGGTACTAAGTGAAGGAGCAGATACAGTCCCTGCACCCAAGTTCAAAGAGGTGATGTCTGTGTTAGCACCAGAGGCAGCAGCCCCAAGATTTGTTCTGGCCGTAGCCGCAGTAGATGCGCCTGTGCCACCATCCGCCACAGCAAGGTCTGTAATCCCCGTGATTGATCCACCAGTGATAGCAACGCTGGATGCTGCCTGCGTTGACATGGTGCCAAGGCCAGTAATATCCGTGTTTGGGATTGTAGCAGAGGCAGTCAGGGCCGCTGTACCGCTGCCCTTTACATATCCAGTAAGCGTTGACGCGCCTGTGCCGCCGTCCGCAACCGCAAGATCGGTGATGCCCGTAATAGAGCCACCAGTGATAGCGACATTGCTGGCTGCTTGCGTAGACATCGTTCCGAGGCCGGAGATGTCTGTGTTGGAAATCGTAGCCCATGACGGAGCGGCAGACGGCCCACCGGACTTAATGTACTGAGTTGATGTGCCGTAGTTTGCACCACCAATACCAAAAGCACCGGATGTATCAATGCGGAAGCGTTCGGATTGAGAGCCTGTCTGCATGATGATGGCATCAGTTGTGCCAGCACCGGAAGTGCTTTGAAGCGTAAGTGTTGCTGTCGCAGCGGAACCACCACGAAGAGTGGCCACAATCGGTGTATTGAGGGTTGGGCTGGTTGCATACACAAGACCACCAGTACCAGTTCTGGCCGAGGAGCCGATAAAGCTAAAGGCCCAAGATGCAGTAGTAGTTCCCGTTACCGCGACACAAGACAGCCTTGCAATTTGGCCTATATTGATGGTTGTGCCAAAGGCGTTACCACCAGAGGATTGGACGGTAATGTTACCTGTTGAAGCGTTTGTGTTATTGATTATGTATGACCAGCCAAGCTGGAGTGTCGTAACATCTGGAAGCTGAATTGTCTGTGTCGTTGAGCCAGTGACAACAATGTTTCGTGGAGACGTATTGTCGAGTGTAGTGGTGCCACCAGCAGATGTGATGGAAAGATAGCCATCAAGCGCATTGGCCGCAGCCGTGGCCGTTGTCTGCCCCGTGCCGCCACCAGCGATGCCAAGCGTTCCCCAAGAAGGAGCCGCAGAAGAGCCGCCAGAAACAAATGCCTGCCCGGATGTTCCGTATGTCGCGCCGCCGATACCCCACTGTCCAGCGTTGCCGATGCGGAAACGCTCCGTGACGCTGCTTGCACCATCTGCTGTGGTGTAGAACGAGATGCGACCCGGCATGTCGTTTACACCGGGTGTGCCATCGACTTCTACTTCGATCTTCGCCGCAGGGATAAGGCCAACGCCGTCAGAGCCATAGAAGCGGAAGTCACCAATGGTGTCGCCGGATTGGACAATCGCCTGCGACCCATAGGAGCCACCGCGAGACTTGCCGAACCAGTTGACCTGACCTGTGGCAGTGTTGCCCCAGTCAACGCCGCCGAAACCGCCTTCATCAAGCGTGGCTGTGTGCGACTGGAACTGCGGCACCACGGTTTCAATAGTGAGTGTGGAGCCATAACCAGCAATCGCATGGCCTGCTGCCGTGATGACAAACGGCGTCGCGTCAGGACTTGTTTCGTCTTCAACTCGGAGAGCATCTGCCGTGCCAAGCTGCGTAATGCGGAGTGCGGGGTTTGAATTATCGGTGGTTTCGATAACCTGAGCCACGGTGAACGTGTTGATGGAGTTCACCTGCGGGGTGGTGCTGCTTACAGCAAGCGACCCCGATGACAGGTTTAAGCCAGTGCCAACAGAAATTTCCTCGACAGAACCTGTGCCTGCCGTGGTGCGACCAAGAATGCGCGATGTTGCAAGCGTGAGGGTATGCTCGGCGTTCCAGTTGGAAGGCCGAACAAGTGAGGTATCCCCCTCGTCCGCTACGGCAGAAGTGAAACTGTGCTTAAGGGAAATTGCCATCTAGGCTACCTCAAGCGATGCGGATGATGGCGTTTGAAGCGTCTGCTGTTGGGAACACAATCGAGAAGTCACCAGCCGTCGAGGTCTTGTCGCCACCGAAAGCAAGAACAGCGACGGCCTTATTTGACTTGCTGCTATTGTAGATCAAAGCGCCGTTGGCGGTGATCGTAGCTGTCGTCCACGTTGTGGTGTTCGATGTGGAGCCGTTAAACGTCAAAAATGCTGTGGTTCCAGATGTCGTCGGGGTCACATTCGTGAGCGTGTTGCCACCAGTGGTGTACCCGTTACCGTTTGCCACTTCGTTGGAGGTGGAATACACAGTTGTGGACGCGCCAAGCGAAGCTGAAGAAGTGTACAGGGCAATCTTAAAAACGTCGCCCGTGGTGTTCGTGAAGTCGTGTGTGGCCGTCAGAAGCTCCTGCTTGAAGCTTGTCGGCATTGCTTGAGAAATTGCCATTATAGTCTCCCGATCAGGTCAGCCACATCATTGTGGCCTGCTTCCTTAAGTTTCGCGGTCAGGGTTGTCCTGTCGCTGTTGATGGCCTGCTTCATGTGCTGAACAATCGCTGGCCGCATTGATTCGCGGAATGCAATGGCCTGATCCTTGATGGCAGGAGGTGCCGTGTCCGCGATGTGAATTAGTTTGTTGAGCAGGCGTTCAGTCCACTCTTCTGCCGTGAAGCCACGATTATGTGTGGTTTCAACGTACACGGAGCCAAGCCCCGCAATGGTTTCAAACATTAGTTAGGCCTAACCCTTGTCTCGCCGTTACGATAAGTATCCGAACGATCCCTGCCTTCGCCCAATGTCTTCAACTGTGTCAGCGCGTCGATATAGCGGTCAACGTAGACCTGCATAAGCTCGGGGTCGCCCTTGAGAACAGTGTAGCCCTCAACCAAGCAGCCATAAAGAAGCGCATTCTCAGCATTGTCGCCAAGCCAGCTTGTACTCGTGTCAACGATGGAGGCTGGCTCATAGTAGTAGTGGAGTTCAAAGTCGTACCCCGTTGTAGGTGCGGGGCCGAGTAGGAATGTGTTGTCGTCGAAGATGGCATAATATTTTGGAACCCCGGTCGTTGATACTGTGGGATATGCCTCACGAATGAAGGCAACATCCTTCGGCAGCAAGTACGACTGGTCGCCGCTCACGATCACCGCGAGGGAATACGCTGAGAGAAAGTCGGACGGGGTTGCAAGATACTTGACCCCGCCTGTCGCTGTCCCTGTTACGTTCTTACGGAAGTTTGGAAGCTGCACTGAACGCACAATACGCTCTTCGGCCTGCCGGATGATTGTATCCGTCATTCCGCCGAGGCCGTCATCGTCGGTCTGGAGATAAGCCCAGATCTGCGCTTTCAGTTCAGTGTAGTTCATCTAATCAGCCGTTCTTTGAGAAGGTCTTGCCCTTGGTCGCAGCGCCGAAGCCACGCATTGTGTGCGTCTTTTCGATCTTCGGCATCAAGCCAGAATAGACGCCCATAGACATGCCGCCGTTAATCAGCGCCACATTTTCTTTCTTCTGACCCTTGGTCAGCTTTTCAAGCTCATTCTTTGCCATGTTACTTACCCTTAACCTTGCCGCCGGACTTGAGATTGGCTGCCGGGACGCGCTTGGCACCCTTGTGAGCGGCAACCTTTTCGAGGCGACCAGAACCCGAGCCAGCGCCAGCGGTCATCTTGACCGCGCCGCCATTGGCGTACTTGGACACCTTGCCGCCGGATTTCATATTTTTCATTGGGACACGCTTGGCATCTTCAAGATATTTCTTAACAAGTTCGGGGTTCTTCTGAACTGCGGTCTCGAAGCCGGGGCCACCCTTGCCGCCCATGATTTGACTGGCGCTAGGGGTCGGCAATGATGGGGATTTACCGGAGACTACGGGGCGTGTCATTCCGGGCGCGGGCTTGGATGGAAAACCGGGTCGTGTCATCCCAATTCCGGGACGATTTGGAGCCGGGTTACGCACGCCAGAGGCACCGCCACTCCCGGCAGACCTGCCAGCGCCAGCTAAACCGCCTAAACCGCCATCACGGGGAGATGACGCAGCGCGGGACACTGAACGAGAGGCTTCGGCCTGCGCCATAGCACTTTCTCCGGGCTTTCCGCCCATCGCCATTTTCTTTACCTTACCGCCGGGTTCAGCGTTAGAGCCTGTACCCTTGCGAGCCATGCCGCCGCCCTTGAGGGCCATGCCGACGCCCTTGCGGGCCAAACCGCCACCGCGCAATGCAGTGGGCTTACCTGTTTTACCCTTCATGGGGTGTCTCCTAGATACTTGGTTGATATTGACCATTGTTGAGAACGACTACTGTGCCAATCTGGCCTTCGCAGTAGACGGCGTTGTTTCCTACGATACCACCGACCGAATTGTTTTGCATAAGCTCCACAACGTCGATCCACCCGAACAAAGCCTCGCTTGCCACCTGTGCGGTGTCTGGGCGGGGATCTCGCAGAGCCTGCGGGTCAATGACCGGGAACATCCCCAAGAACAACTGCGGATGATCTTTATCAAGGCACTGGGTGCAGACTTTGAGGTTGGTGTTCCTGCCCTTGACTGGCTGGAAGTAGAGTCGAGAAAGATCGGCTCTGAAACCACAGCGGTCGCAGAACCCAAATGCCCGCCTACCCTTGGCATACGGGACGCTCATTAGTAACCCCCGAAGCCTACATAGGGCAGGAATCGGTCTGGAGCGCGGTCTCGGTCTTCAGAGGCTGCCAAGGAGAACTGCTCCTCGTATAGGCCTTTCAGAAGCTGGATGCGGTCTGCCGCGTCGGGGTTTTTAAGTGCAATGTAGTATGCCAACCCCGAAACAAGGGCAGGCAAAAATCGGACTGGGATGTCGGCTGTATTGGCGGCGCTCGCCCCGGTGTCTTCCATCCTCCGCAGATACCAGTATACCAGCGTGTAGGGTGTGCTGCTATCGGGGACGGGCCAGACGGTTACAGTCGGCTGGATCTGCCGATTGACGTAAATCTGTATCGGGCGACCCTGAGTAGACTTCGTCGGGATGGCTGCATAGTCGGAGACCGAAATGCGCTGCATCGTGAGGTCGGTGTTCTGGCCGGAGTTGTTCGTCCGAATGACATGCTCAATCACGTCGATAGTGTCTGCCGGGAGGTTGTATGTGCCAGTACCCGAAACAAGCGGGATGCTTCCAGTTGCAACTGTCCACAGGTTCAACCCCATGTTAGACCATTCGGCAGACATCAGGTTTAGGCTGCGCCGAGCAGTCTTCATATCATAGCCGGAGCGTAGCTCAAGGCCAGCGCGTTCAAACGCTTCCTCGGCGATCTCGGCGAAATCTAGATTGAATGTGGCTGTGCCGCTGGTTGTCATGAGTTGTACCTTGTTTATGCCAGTATAGCACAAACCCCATATACGGGGCTAAATATGTTACAAATGTGCATCCCCGGCTGACGACCCTTCGGGTTCATAACCAGCCCGCCTACCCAATTGATGCACTTCCCGTCTCTGCTAGTGCTTCCCGCGATCCCGCTTCATGTCACTTTTGGGGCCAAGTGCCTTGCTGTGACGTTTTGCAGGTGAAAGATTGCGCCTTCTTTTGCGGGGTTTTGCCGCGAATAAAGCCGCGCCAATGCTAGTTTTTGGGCTTGCCATTAGATATAACGACCCCGTGTTTTGCCTCTAGTCGCTGCGCCATCGCTTTTGCTAATGACGCCACCGTCCCGCTTATTTCGAAGTCCGCCGGGTTCTCTCTCACCAAAGCGCCTTTCCTCTTTAGACCTGCCGCCGGGGACATTGAAGTTATACGCCTTGCCACCTCTGATCTGGTAGCGGACGCCGTCCTTGACAAACACGCTGCCTTCTTTTGGCGTCGCCTTCTTTGTGGGCGTAGAAGCAGACTTGGCTTTTGGTTTTGGCGTAAAGGATGCCTCTGCCCTCGGGGTTTGTGTCCCAACTGAGCCAGTCTGGGACTGTGTCTTTTGCGGGGTAGGTGCGGCGTTGAACTGTCCAATCTTCGGCCCATACGGAACATCAGACCCGGCATTTTTTGGGATCCCCACATTGAACTTGTACCCGTCAATCGTTGCCGGATATGTATCAAGGCCAGAAAGGTTTTTAGGGGCTGGGTATTGTGCCGCCGCCACGTTTTGCAGGTCAAATATGCCTTTCCCGGGCTGGGCATAGAACGCGCTGCCGGGAGGAAATTTTTCTTGTAGAGCTTTCGCCTGTTCGGCGGTCATCGGCTTCTTGCTCATGTCAAGAAGTTCCTGACCAGTCGGGGTCTGTGCAAATGGGGTGAACGTTGAAGCCTGTTTAAACGTCACAGAACCCGGAACAATAGACTGCTGATCCTCGTAGCTTGAGCGGAACTTAGGAGTTCCGTATGGAGACGCGGGAGGGGCTGCCGAGGCAATTGAACGAGTGGCAGCAGATCCGAATGAACCCAAAGTGTCGGGCGGTGCCGCCTCTGGGTATTGAGCAATGCGGTCGTAGATTTGCTTCGAAGGAAGGCGAGGCTCAACCCTTGCTGTTTGCGGGGTTCTCGTGATTTGCATTGAAGGAAGGCGAGACTCCGCCCTCGCTGTTTGCAAGCCATAGGGAGCTTCTTCATTGCCTATCCGGTCTGTGATTTGTTTTGGCGCAAATCCCGCTTCCGCTCTCTGGGTTTGTGTCCCGAATGAGCCAGTCCGAACAGGGCTAAGCCTTTGGATTTCCGAGGCAATTGGCATTGGCTGTTCACCTAAAGTCCCACGAAACCCCGTGGGGCTTACAAGCGCATGGCGCATCTGGACATTCTGCCTATTGAACAAATCCATAGGGTTAAAGGGGACTGGAGTTGTGTCAATTTGAAGCGGCTTGGAAAGTGAATAGGGGGCAGCACCCGGACGAACAACATCAGAAAAATCTGTCGTGTCAGGAATGCGGTCAGTAATTTTCCCGGATGGAGAAAACGACCTTGGCCCCGGCCCATAAACTTGACCCCCAAGAATGCCAGAAAGCATTTGGGCGCGACCAGAGTTCACTCCAGCTTGAGTCATGGCTTCGGCGGTATTGGGGCCAAGGCGGGCGATTTGACCCGCTGCTGAGCCTCCTGAAGGCCTTCCAGAGGCATCCCTGCCGCCACCGCCACCACCACCAATGCCACCCGGTTCTGCGCGAGATGTCTGGCCTCCAAAACCACCGCTAGTGCTACGGGTGGCTTCAGCGCGGCTACCAACGGCAGCACCGCCCATAGCAGCATCACGAGCGGCAAGGTTTCCACCTGCCGCCATCTTGATTACACCTTTGCCGCGCGTATAACCGCGTTGAGCCTTACCATCGCCACGAGCCATTACGGCCTCCTTAGCACATTGTGCCTTTTGTCTTACCGCGAATAGCTGCACCGTCGATCATACCACCATCGGCCTTCTTGATGATGATGAGCTTGTCCGCTTTCTTGGCGCGATTAACGAAATCAGGACGCGGGCGAGGAAGCGGGATCATCTTCTTTTTCTTGTCGCCATTTTCCTCATCAAGGTAATCAGCCGGAGTTCCGTCTTTGACCATGCCTTCTGCGTATGGATCTTTTGCCATCTTACTTCTTCTTTCCCTTGCGAGCTTCGCTCAACGCGATAGCGATTGCCTGTTTTGGGTTCTTCACGGCTGGGCCTTTTTTGGACCCCGAGTGCAGTTTACCCGCCTTGAACTCTTTCATTACCTTCCGGACTTTACCGGGAGCTTTTAGAACCTGTTTGCCCATGCTTGAGCGACCCATAGCCATATTATGCCTCGTTCCTTGAGATTGGGGCGGGGTTGCGATTGAGAACCAGTCTCCCTGCGATGGGTGGTTTTGCGCCGGGAGGCCAGCGACAATCATGGAAACGCTTCTTTTCAATGCGGGCAACGCTCACATTGTCGCTCTGGTTGCCGCCAAGAATGTGGTATGTTTCAGCGTCCTCTGAGACGTAGAAGCCAACGTGGCCACCACCCTGACGGCTGAAGATCATGATTGCGCCGATGCACGGCTGAACTCGCGTCCCGTAGTCCGACCAGCCAAGGGCAGATAGAGCATCCCCCTGCACTGGAAAGCCACACTCCTTCATGCAATTTGCAACAAACAGACCGCACCAAGGGATTTCATCTTTCGTGTAGAACGAGGCAAACCAGCCTCCGAGCCTTTTGGCCCAACCAATAATAACCGGGTTGTTTTTCGGCCCCGGAACCTCTTTGGTGTTGATGTATTTTCGGGCAACACCTAGCCATTTTGGCTCGCTCATTTGGACACCATCATGTCAACAATCTTGATAAGGAATCCGCCAAGAGCGGCACCAATACCGCCGACCAGCATAAATACTTTCCAGCCACCAGCAGCCTCGTCGAGCTTCTTCCGGATAAAACGGATGTCGCCCTTCATTTCCTGCATGTCAGCTTCTAGGCGTTCCACCTGAACTTCCAATCTTGCCACAGCAACATCCACATTGCTCATGCCTTGATCCCCTTCTGACCGGGAGCCAAGAAGCATGTTCCGCCCCAAGCTACTATCTCGTTCTTCTTAATCTTCTCCTCGAAGATTTGCTCAACGGCTGCCTTTTCAGGGCATTGAGCAACCTCCATTCGGATGAACTTCATCTCACCAGTCGGCAGAAGAGCGGCGATCACAAATATGTATATCGCACTCATTTTGATGTACCCTTCCACTTGTCGAAGGACCGGGCTGCCGTGACGCCGAGCATGGCTGTAACAAGCGCCATCATGGCTTCTGTATCGGGCATAGGGAGCGGGGTTTCAACGCCGACAATAGCAAGGAACCACGAAAGGATTGGCTGGAGCAGGAAAGCATATCCGAGTGAAACCCCGCCCATCCAACCGATAAAGGGACGCCAGCCAGCAACGAATATGCTTGAATGGCCAGCTTCAACCTTGTTGACCTCCATCTGCGCCACCGACTGCTCGGCAGCATACTTCAGGAGTTCAGACTGCATCTCCATCGACGCACGTTCGCGGGCTGCCGGGTCAGGGATCCGGTCAACCAGCTTTTCGATCATTTTGAGGCCGGGGCCAAGGAGAGCTTGGAACATTACTTGCCCTTCTTCATGCCTTGGAGGTTGGCAACGAACGACGGGTATTTCGTGCCTGTCTTAGCGGCGAAAGCCTTAGCCTTCGCCTTCTGGGCAGGTGTCATCTTCTTTGATTTCTTGGCGGGATTTTTGGTTTCCCAGACTGGCTTTTTCATTAGCAGTTCCACGCGCGAAGAGATTTGTTGATGCGGCTGTTTGGATCGTTGGCAGTCTTGGAAGATGTTAGCTTCTTCTTCATGCCGGACATTCTAGCACAGAATGAAGCTTTGCGGCCCGCATCCTTCTTTGTCTTTGGCTTTGGTGCCGGAGGCTTCAGGTTCATGCCTTGAGCCTTGGCAGAGGCGCGGCCCTTGGCGTTTAGCCCGCCTTTAGGGTTCTTGCCTTCCTTGCGCGTCCATGCAGGAGAGCTTGCCATTATGCACCGTCATTTTTGATGAGGTTGAGGATGAACATTGAGGAGCAGGAGTTGTTTTCCGACGCTCCAAAGGCCTGAGCTTCAAGCGTTGTCTTCTCTGGAATTGCAACGGGGTACTCGAATACGTAGTCAGCGGCACCGTTATTCAGCGTAACCACGGCTGCCGTCAGTCTGATGTTGTTTGTCCCGCGAGTCATAAGGCGACCAGTGACCGCGTTTGAGCCGCCTGACTGCCCCGTAGAGAAAAGCCCCTGCGAGAGGTAGCCCGTATATCCTGCGGGGATTGTAAAGCTACCTGTGATGCGGGTGTTGTAGTCGTAGGCAATGATGTCATACACGGTAGCAGGAACGCCAGCCGTGACTGTGCCAGTGCCGATGTATATAGTGCCAGCAGCACCATCCAGATTCCCGGCGGTGGCTACATAAGCCTGATTGATGTGAAGGTATGATTTCGTTGTCAGGACGGCAGTCTGCCCGTTCAGCGTAACAGTCTCGGAGATCTCATCGTGATTGGCGTCGAGACCACCGATAAATATAGTTCTAGCACCCGTCCCATCAGACCTGTCGTTGGCGTTCGCGGAGCTAACCTTCATCTGAATTGCAGATGACGGAAACGCTAAGAGGCCTCCACCCGGCCAAATGGTCTCGGGGGTTGAGTCAACGTCAGAGTTAAATCCGAAGATCACAACGGCACGATGCCATGCAACCTGACCACGGGAAACCTGAAGCTCGAATGGTTCGAACTTGCCGCGTTGTGTAACCGAAGCAATTTCTGCCAT